TGGGGGCTGATTCCGACAAGGTTGATGTTTACCTTGAGTTCTTCGACTCTTCTGGCAATCCTGTCACTCCCACCGCAGGGCAGGTATTTGTTTACGGCTTGCCGGTAGCGCAGAACTGGCTTCCTGCGGTTGGCTCGCCAGTTAACGCTACATCTGTTAGCGCCGGAGTTAGTTCTTACGTGCCGCCTATGATGGATGGGCTATGCACCCAGGCACGTGTTAGGTTCGTAGGTATCATGGGTGCAGCAACTGCATCTGCCGTTGTGTACAAGAGGTAAAATATATGGCATATCCAAACAGAAGGGGCGGTGGTGCACCCGGCGCAAATGGTGCAGACGGAAAGCAGATTGAGCTTCAGGAAAGCAGCGGCTATGTTCAGTGGCGCTACGTGGGTGAAGCAACCTGGCGCAACCTGATGCCACTGTCAGACATCTCAGGTGCAGACGGACGCAGCGTTAACCTTCGCGTGAATACTGGATGGATTCAGTGGCAGCATGAAGGCGATTCATCCTGGCAAAACCTGATGAGCATGGATGACATGCGTGGGGAAGACGGCAAGGATGGTGAAGATGGTGCGGATGGCCCACCCAACCAGTTGAGTGTTGGTAGCGTCACATCATCAACGCCGGGCACAGCACCGCAGGTTACTATCACTGGCGAATCCCCAGCTCAGGTAATCAACTTCTCGCTCCCACAGCCACGCGATGGCGTGAATGGCAAAAATGCATCGTTACAGGTAGGCACTGTAACCTCACTGCCGGCAGGAAGCACGCCAACCGTTCAGATAACCGGCATAGCGCCAACACAGACTATTAATTTCGGCATCCCTTTGCCAATTAATGGCACCAACGGCACTAATGCGCAGAACAACACAATCACAATTGGCACAGTAAGCGCCCTGCCTGCTGGCGCTACGCCTACCGCATCAATCACTGGCGCATCACCAAATCAGGTGCTGAACCTGGGCATTCCGCTGCCACTAAACGGCACTAATGGCGCGAATAACACGCTTAACATCGGCACAGTTTCGAGTGGGCCAGCAGCAGCAAGTATCACCGGGAGCTCACCTAACCAGACGCTTAATCTGGTGTTGCCACCAGGAAGCCCAGGCGCCAATGGCACCAACGGAACAAATGGTGTCGGAATCGCGTCACAGGCGATCACCTATCAGCAATCAGCATCCGGCACTACTGCACCAACTGGCACATGGACTGCAACCATCCCGGCAATCACCAAAGGCACATACCTGTGGACGCGCATAGTGCTGACGCTGAACGATGGAAGCTCATCAACATCTTATGCGGTGGCATATCAGGCAGTCGATGGTGCGAATGGCACAAACGGGACTAATGGTGCCAATGGTGCAAACTACACCCCGCAGGCTATGATTACCCGCACTGTCACAGTTGCCACGCCATACCAGCACACTGACCTGACCAAGCCCTTCAAGGTAATGCTGAATGCGCGCTCTACGCAGACAGTTACTGTCGCTGGGGTGGCCAATGACCGTGTTGAGTTACGTGTTGGCCCGAATGCAGCAGCTGTAGCCCCTGGAGGCACTGGAGGATTCTCTGTAGGAGTATGGGAGTCTGGAATCACAGGCATTGCGCTAATGATTGGTGCTGCAGTTCAGGATGGCGGACAGGTCACGGCTGGCATACCAGCCGGATGGTACTTCCAGATAAACCGACTGGCAGGAACGTCAGCCACGATTGTCAGTTGCTTTACTCAATCAATGAGCTAATAAAAAAGCCCCGCGAGGGGCTTTGTTTTAGTCTGCCAGTTTTACGTTGCTTATTTCACCTGCGGCGATGGCGTCGTAAATAGCCAATGCATGAACTTTCCCCACGGGTGAATCCCAGTCAGTCAAGTCGTCCAGGTGGTCGCAAAGTGACTTTGCGAATTCTTCACGCTTGCGCTCTGCTTCGGTAGGGATAGGATTTAATGCCATGAAATGGTATTCATCAGCATCAAGAGCGGCGCCGACACCTGACTTTTTCCAAAATCCAAAAACGCAGCCAGAAGATAAATGTTCTACTTTAAAGTTCCACCAACCAGCGCCGGGTGATTTTTTTCTAGCTCCACACTCAGTCCCAACCGGCGGCAACCCTTCGCCGTTCCATGCTGGCTGCTGCGATGCGGAAAGTGCTGCTTCGTATTGCTCGCGGGTTACGAAAAAAGAATCATCCAGCATTCTGCTTGGAGTGAAGAGTCCACGATAATTCTCGCAGAGCATATCCAAGCGAATGCCAAACTCGCGATCAGGTCTTAACTGTTTGTCATAATCCTGTCCAATGCGCTTTATCCCTTTAGGCCACCCGCCACGCTTAGGTAATTCCTGAACTAATAATTCAATCAGTTTCATTTTCATCTCCGCGTTTATAATTAATTATGCGTTAAATACTTCTGCTTTCTTTGCGTTTTCTCGCACACAGAACCCAATGCCTGCCATTACAAGTGCGCAAATAAGATAGAAGATGGATGTAACGATAAAGCCACCAATGCAGAGCGCGATAAACATGCAGCCAGTCTGAAGCCATGAAAAAAATCTACCTACGGGTCCATGGGAAAGATAAACCTGACTTGCCTCGATCTTATCTTCTTCCTTGCCAGCAGAGTAAATCACAGCTTCGACCAAGAACACAAAAACGCAAAGCAACACTGATAACCAGCAAAGCGCGACGCCAATGGTAGAGTACTGACTTTGTCCGGTGATATGCGCGTAAACAATAGAACCGAACGCCGAAGCCCACAATGCAAATCCGATAATTTTACTTTTCATTAAACCTTCCTCATGAATGAATGTTATCTACGACGCTTAATCTACGTCATAGGCATGACCCTGTCAACATGTGATACAATCTCAGCACCAAATTTATGGAGATTTAATTAAATGGCACAGGCAAAACCGGCAGCACCAAAACCAAAATCAGCAGCAGTAAAACCTAACGGCAGCTCACGCGGCCCATCTCGCGGCGGGCGTAAGTAATATGCTCAGCCTGGACATCACTGTTGCGGTTATGTATCTGCTCGCCGTTATTGTGACGCGCAGGCTGGCATTCGTTATGTTTCTTCCGGCGCTGTTGATGTCAAATGTGCTTGCTGGTTCGCCACTGGTTGACTGGCTATCCACTGACAAAAACAGCCCGGAGTTCATCTATTACCTGGCGCAAAGCATGATTTGGCTCTTACCTCCAATGCTTCTGCGTAAATCGCCACGTCTGGCGCTGTGTTCACTATCAATGTGCATTTACGAATGGCTGGTTTCGGTTGAATCATTCATCTGGCAGTACGTCACGCCAGTTGAAACGCCGCTACATTCAGAGTACGCATTCCTGGTGGTCGCAATCCATCTTGTTAATCTTTCTTCTGCGACCAAATGGGGCGGCGAAATTGGATATCTTAATTGGCCTTTTAGTCATCGCTCTCGCTCTATGGCGAATCTATAAAGTCTGGTCGGGAATAATCAGAGAGGTCAGAAATGAACGAAAGTCTGCGACAGGCAGCCGAGCAGGTAATCAGCGGAACGGCCGGTCAGATAATCGATAAAGCCGGGTATGCTTCAATTGGCACCGGCATTGGACTTAAAGCGGCAGGAACTGAAGTTATAATGGCCCACGCCACAGGATTTATGAGTCTGTCCCTGACTGAATGGGCAGCTATAGCTTCTATCGCGGGTGCCATTTCTCTCGTTGTGAAAAACATCTTTGAGATGTGGTGGAAAGCACGCATGGAGAAAAAGTATGGCCGCACCAACGACTGAAGAACTGATTGCTGCGCTGTCCGGGCGTGGCGTTACCATGAGCGCTATTGAGGCGACAGGAATCCTGTGCCTGCTGGATTCAATCACCGAATGCCTTGAGCTGAATTATCCTGGTGATGAGTGCCGCCAGAGCGCAATCCTGCTTTATGCTGCGCTCCTGCTCTCCACATCCACATCAGGCCGCTACGTCACAAGCCAGTCAGCTCCGTCGGGTGCAAGCCAGTCATTCGCCTACGGCACGAAACCATGGTCATCTGTGTACAATCAGATGCGCCTCCTTGATCCTGCAGGGTGCACCGGTGACTTAGTGGCCGACCCCAATGAAACTGCAAAGCCATTCTTCAAGGTGGTAACTGGCTCACGGAGATGCTTCTGATGACCAGTATTGCCCGGTTTTCTTACACACAACCAGCTACCGTATGGCATCGTCAGGAGCCGGATGAAGATGACCCGATGGCGGTGGAAGGTGGATTTTCTGCGCCAGTGGCGATCATGTGCGACTACGGATTTAACGGCAAGGTAATGACCGACCAGTCAGGCAATGAAATCGTTGCCAAAGACACATACTGGACAGAGTACGTTGGTATCAAGGAGCATGACTACATTGTGCTGGGAATATCTGCCGAATTAAACCCGCTGGATGCTGGTGCGCAGGAAGTACTGAACGTGATTAATTATGGAAATACCTTTAATCGAGCTGAACCACCAGACTTTGCGATCATCACGGGGTAATAATGGCTGGCAAACTGATGGGTCTCAAGCAGGCACAGCAAAACCTGAATAAGATTGTCGATGAGATTTCGTCGCAGAAGATTGTGACCGCGCTCACCAGTGCCAGCATCATCATTGCCACTGAAGCAGCCAGCATGACGCCCATCGATACCAGTACGCTGATTAACAGCCAGTACCGCACCATTGATGTGAATGGCACGCGCGTTACAGGTCGGATTGGTTACTCTGCCAACTACGCGCTGTACGTGCATAATGCCAGCGGCAAGTTGAAAGGCCAGCCGCGTGCAAATGGCAATGGCGCGTACTGGGGGCCAAACGGTGAAAGCAAATTCCTCGACAAGGCTGTCGAAAACACCCGCAGCATGGTTGATGCCGCTATTATGCGAGAGATGCGCAGATGATTGACATGACAGATCGCGTTACTGCGTACCTGAAAGATGCTGGCCTGACTGACGGCTACAAAGTTCAGGAGATGTTCTGGCGCGATACGGGAAAGGCGACTGATAAATTTATTGTTATTCAGCCAGCAGGAGGCACATCAGTGACTGATGACCTGTCGAATGATTACTTCGCAACGGTCTGGGTTCTTGGCGTGCAGGGTGGAACCGACCTGAAGGATGTTGTCACTCGTGGGCGTGAAATCATGCAATACGTGAAAGACAATGCGGTTGATTCATGCCTGGGATATGTGCGGTTGTTAAATCCATTCCCGACGCCAGTGCAGACTGAAGAAAAGCGTGTTGCCATCCAGATTTCACTGCTTATCCGATACGGAGAATAAAAAAATGCCGCACTAGGCGGCTAAAGGGTGGTGGTGCAGGGGTGATTTGGTTGTGATGGAGAGACTCGAACTCTCACTCGCGTTCAGCATTATTATCATGGCCTGCCGCGCTGGATTACTCCAGTTGATACATTACTCTACCCATTCAACCAGCAAGCTGGAATTGAGTTACATCACAACGGAAATATCACTGCCGGTGTCCGAATTGAACGGACCTTTTCGTTGCCCATCGCCAGTTTGTAAGCTGGTGCAAGGAGTTGAACCTCGCGTTATGCCTTGCTCGTCAATGATATTACCTGTTGTGCCTTCGTCTTTCCGAAGTGTCAAACCTAATAGCCAGGCTGGTTAAACCCCCTCACAGTAGGTCACATAACTGCGGCTGAAATGAATATACTGCCTTTATCTACTGCCGTCAAGCATCATCATTGCTGTGATATAATCGGGGCGCTATAGCATTTACTTTAACGTTAGAGGATAAGAACATGGCAATTTGCCCTAATGATACGATCAAGCTAGTTGGCCGCAACGCCACACTCGAAATCGCAGATGGCTGCCCAGACGTCTTGCCAACCGAGGCTGAGTGGAAATATGCAGGAGCACTGACAACCAAGGGCTTTGATTTCAGTCCAAACACAGTAACTTCTGAGGCTGACGACACAGGCGGCTTCCAGGAGTCTCTGGTGACCAACTCAGATTTCACTATTACCGCTGAAGGTGAAGTGCGTACTAATGATAAATCTGACGAGTATGGTTTTGGTCGCATGGTTCTTTACTATGCAACTGAGCTTAAAGCGCGCCGCCAGCCTACCGTATGGGTTCGGCTTGGTTTCGGGCCGGTGACAATGATCATGTACGCGACAATCACCGCATTGAGCGGAGATGCTGGCACGAATGACATTGTTACTTTCTCAATGGAGCTGCACCCAGCCAACTCCGACACCGTTACCATTGAGGAGGCTGCATAATGGCAACTATCACCCCAACCTCAGTGCGCGGAGCTGGCGGTCCTGGCACTCTGACCGTCACTGTGCTGACCGCATCTGACACGCTGGTTTACAGGCCAACGCAGTCTCAGGTGCTGATTCTGCGCAACGACACAGGCTCATCTAAAACGGTGAACATTGATGGCGCTAACGCAAGCACGATTTCACCGAGCGGATACGGCGGCACTATCAGCGTTGCTGGCGGTAAGGATATCGTGATTGCGGATGGTGCTTCTGCATTTGTTCGCCTGAGCGATATCAAAGCATTCCTAGCTGGTGTTATTGCCATCACTGGCGGCACTGGCGTTGAAGCTATGCTTATTGAGCAGTAATAAAAAGGCCCCGAAAGGGGCCTACTTGTTTGCCTCATAAGCCGCCCTAGCAAATCCGCGAGGAGTAAGTGAGCGAAGCTGCTTTGTTTTGGTAGATGCCCCACCTAATGATTTCCAACCCCAGAAACAACCGATGTGCTCAACTGGTTTTTTCTCTGGCATCACGAATCCATTCCCCGCCCAGATGCATGTTTTCTTGGTGTACCCATCACGCGCCGGCATCTTTGGATGAATTACTGGCTCAAAACCTGACATATACCCACCGTACTCATAAGGGTCGAAGTAATAATCTGGCTTTCGCCATTCTGTGCATAGCTTTCCTACTGGATTCTCAACCATCCAAGGACAAGAGAAAACATCACCCAAGCGCCGTGCAACTTGGGCAAGTTTCACATCGGTTTCTATTTCTGACTCATCTCTTTCATGCTTACTTCCGCATCCGGCCATATTGGTGCATGATGGAAATGAAAAAATAAAATCAGGCGCTGGATAATCGGCAAAGCAAGAGTTTGGCTCAATGAATTTGTTCACATAAAATAAATTATCATGCTTCATTTTCACTGCGTACTCACCGTGGTCAGCATCGTCAGCATTAAAGCAGTAAACATGATGCCCAGACATAGCCCACGGTAGGCCCATAATTCCTGAACCATCAAACATGCTCCAGATAATCACAGAGATTCCCCGCTCATCATCTCAACCAGCGCCCGTGCCTTTTCCTCTGCCTCTTCTTTGCTGAACCCCTGGTCAACATAGAGCGCACTGTAAAACTCAAAGTCAGCCTGCATTTCTCTGTCGTCCATGATTAATCCTCGTAGTTGTTATTGCTGGCCCAAATCATTGCCAGCAGCCAGCCAGCACCAGTACAGCCAAGGAAGAAGTTTAAAATAAAGATTGCGCTGCGTTGCTTGTGTTTAGCTTTGTAAGCCTGAATGGTTGGCACGAAGTAAACCAGCAATGCTGCGAAAGCGATAAGACCAAAAACAAAGTAATTTTCCATCTGTTAATCCTCATGTGTTGTCTGATGAGTTGAATCTACGACACCATGATTCAGCTGTCAAGCGTGGTATAATCGCGAACATCAAAAAGAGGATTCGCGATGCGCACACCAATCACCGAAATTGGCGAGATGATTATCGGATGTAACGATAAGCAATTTTTTCTCAAGCCTTCATTCCGCGCCATGATGGCAATTGGCTCACCTAAAGACATTGTTCACACCTATGCTGTGCTGAACGGGCTTGATGTGCGCAATGCAGTAAGTCAGTCCATGAGTGCGTTTGGTTGTGTACCGATGTTTATCGCCAAGACCCTCACAACTAAGCACTATCAGCGAAGCATCCTGAGTGCAGCGCAGGTTGTCATGCAGGCTTGCTGTGATGAAGATTTATCATTAATGATTGGCGGATGGAAACCTGGAAAGCGCGGCATGGTCTATGTGATGGGCGCAATGCCGGTCGGTGATATCGTTAAGCTGGCAACGCACCTGATGGAGCATGGCATCATCGGTAAATCGCCACTTAAGCAACCACAACGCAGCGCTGACTCTGGCAAGACTACACAGGAATTCCATGCTGTCGAATACATCTCATCTGCTCGTGCGCACTTCGGCATGAGTCGCGAAGACGCTGAAGACCTGACCATGACTGAAATGCAGATGATGATTAAGTCGAAGTATCCAGAGCCCAAAGGCTACACGCGCCAAGAGTATGACTCTCTATATGAGCAACGAAACAAACTGCGCGCCGAGCGCCTGAAAAAAGAAGCAGAGAAGAAAGGAGCGCAGCTGAATGGCTAACGAAAATGCTGGTGGGATTTATTACGAAGTTGGCGCTGATGTTGCTGACCTACTTACGGGTGCTAAACAAGCTAACGATGCTCTCGCGGGAATTGAGAAAGCTGCAGGTAAGGCATCAGACGGATTAAAAGCAACTGATGATTCAGCTAAGAAGGCTGGAGACTCCATTGGTGGAGCAGGAAAGGAGGCATCAACTGCCGCCAGGGTAATTGAGCGCCTCGGTAATGAGGTGGCAGTTCTTGCTGAGCAGCAGGATAAAGGTGCTCGCAGTGCAGCAGTGCTTTCAGCCCAACTTGCAGCTGGAGAGGGCGCAAGCCAGGAGCAAGTCCGCACCATCGGCCAGCTGGCTGGGAAGCTATTTGATGCCAAGCAGCAGATGGATGATTCTGCCAAAGCAGCTCTGCAAAATGCTCAGTCCATGAAGCAGGCTGCTCAGGAGTATCAAAGGACAGAAGGTGCTATATCATCACTTGAAAGAAATCTTGATTTAGCCATCACTGAGATGGAATCTGGCTCCAGGGCTGCAGCAGTTCTGGCCGCTCAGTTGCAGGCTGGAGCTGGCGCTACACAAGAGCAGCGATCCAGAATTGAACTACTTGCCGGAAGTCTTTATGACATGAAAGCAGCTCAAGATGCAGCATCACGCGCAGCATCTGAGCAGGCAAAGTCAGCAGCCGCACAGGCTCGCGCTCTTGCACAAGAAGCCTCTGAGGCAGCTAAAGTAAGAGGTGCAGCACAGTCTTTAAGAATGCAAATAGCAGTACTGGATGAAGAACAGAAAAATGGAGCACGTAGTGCCGCCATGCTGTCTGCAAGACTCCAGGCTGGCTCCTCTGCTACTGCTGCTCAGCGCAAAGAAATTGGAGAGCTAGCTGGCAAGCTTTATGATCTGAGAAATGCTCAAGATCAAAACGTAAAAAGTTCCAGCGGACTAAAAACAGGCCTGACCGCCATTGCTGCAGCCATCTCGGTCGCTCAGATTGTTTCATATGCTAAGGCTTTCCTTGAAACAGCTGATGCAATGACGCAGCTTCAGGCTCGTATTGACCGCCTGTCTCCGAGCGCAAAAGAAGGCGCGGCCACATTCCAGTCTTTGGCAATGATCGCATCGTCGAGCGGGTCAAGCCTACAGGAAACTACAAAGCTCTGGGAGCAGCTTACCAGCTCTTTAAAGGGTGCTGGTGCAACGAATGGCCAGGTCTTGGCGCTGACCGACACGCTGCAGAAGATTGGCAGAATTGGCGGCTCATCAACTGAAGAGATGTCCAATGCCTTGAGGCAGTTTGGTCAGTCAATATCTGGGGGTACGATTCGCGCAGAAGAATTCAACAGCATCCTGGAACAGATGCCTGAGCTTGCTCGACAGATAGCTGCTGGCCTTGGAATTAGCGCGGCGAATGCTGTCGGTGAGCTTCGCAAGCGGATGCTCGAAGGGAAGCTTTCAGCTGAAGATGCGCTCAATGCAATCATGTCCCGCACATCAGACGTTAACAGTGAGTTTGAAAAGCTGCCACGCACCACCGGCCAGGCAACAAACAGCCTCAGTATTGCATTCCAGGAGCTTGTTAAGCAGGTTAATGATGCGACTGGAGCTAGCGGACTCTTGGTAAAAGTTATAGACAGCCTCACATCGTCAATCGACCACCTTACCGGCAAGGCTGCAACAGCCACTCAGCAGATGGCTGAACTTACCAGCACTGGGGAAATGTATGCGCGCCGCGCTCGCACATGGGCTGCAATTGGCTTAGATGGATGGGCAGAGCAGGCTCAGGGCGTATCTGCGCTAAGTAACCGTGCCGCAATGTTGGTTGGAGACCTGAATGCAGTAACTCAGGCAGGCAAAAAAGCAGCTAATAACCAGCCGATAAAAATTGCTGGCAGCGGTGGCGATGACAAGGAAGTTCAGAAGCTTGAGAAAAATACCAAGCGTAAAATGGAGCTGTCCAGGCTTGAGGGTGAGGCACGTGCGCGTCTTCAGGCTCAATATGATGCTGAGGATGCTGGCATTAAGGATTCTGGGCGTATCAAGGCTCTGCAGGATGAGTATGCTGCTACTGAGCGCAACACATCGGCCAAGAAAACCAGTAATGCTGAAGGAAAGAAAACAGAAACACAGCAGGCAGCAATTAATAATAAATTAGCAGAGCTGCAGCAGCGATCAAGCCTTGCAGCCGGGAGCACCGCTGAACTTTCCAGGCAACAAGTTATTCTCCGCGCCGAACAATCGCTTGGTGAGGGCGCTACTAAACAACAAATCCAGCTTGCAGGCGAGCTTGCGGCCAAGGCTTATGACACTGCAGCCGCATTAAAGGCTCAGACAGAGGCCGACAAGGCAAGAATGAGCCTTCAAAACCAGTTTCAGCAAATTCAAAAAACAGCAAAACCATCTATGGCTGCTGATGAAACTTACAAGCAGCAAATGCTGGCCATTGAGCAATATAAGATGGCCTATCCCCAGAGTATTGCTGAGGCTGAGGCTGCACGTGCAGCTATTGAAAAACAATACAGGGATAACCGTACCGCACTGATGTGGGCAGAATGGCAGCAGCAGAGTCAGGCCGCCACAGTATTTGGTGAGGCCCTAGACACCTCACTTAATACAGTGTCCAGCTCCATTACTGGCGTATTAAACGGCACGCAGAGCATCAATGAAGGCCTTGCTAACGTCGCCAATACCGTACTGAGCAGCGTGGTTAACTCATTCGTCCAGATGGGTGCTGAGTGGGTTAAATCTGCCATCATGGGCCAGACCGCTCAGGTTGCAGCAATCAGCACGACCACGGCAGCATCCGTAGCTGGCACCGCAACAACTACCGCAGCATCGACGACAGCTGCAGCGACTACAACTGCGGCATGGACTCCTGCAGCCATCGTTGCATCCATCGGATCATTTGGTGGCGCAGCTGCCATTGGTCTGGCTGCAGTAGTAGCAGCGCTTGCGTTCTCTGGCGGGCTTTCTGGCAAGCGTAAAAACGGCGGCCCTGTTCGGGCAGGAAGCATGTATCAGGTAGGTGAAGGGGGCATGCCTGAAATTTATCAGGCTTCATCAGGTCGCCAGTACATGATCCCCGGCGATAATGGTTCGGTAATAAGCAACAAAGACATGATGAGTGGCAGCGGCACATCAGGTGGCGGGCTGGTGGTGTACAATAACATCCAGAACAACTCATCTGCTAATGTTAGCTCAAGTGCACAGCAGAATGCTGATGGTTCATTGACTATCAGTACATTCATCTCAGACATGCAAAACGGCGGACCAATGTCTCAGTCTATCGGAAGCACATTTAATACTCAGCGCAAGGCTAACGAATAATGGCGATACCATACCCTGACTGGCTACCCCTGGCGCAGCGCGCTAACAAGCAAATGACCTTTGATACCGGCTTTCGCACTGACCAGCCTGCAGTGGGCGCGCCGATTTACCAGAAGCTGACCGATGACCTGAAGACTCAGTGGTCCCTTACATGGATTTTCACGCTGCAGCAGGAGCGTGCATTTCAGTTATGGCTGCGCAGCCCTGACTACCTGGACAACTGCTCGCAGTGGTTCACTATGCCCCTGGATATCGGTGGTAGTGGTTTGCAGCAGCAGGAATTGCACTTCACCACCTTTCCTGTGCAGGCATCAATCAGCGGCGGCACCGTGACATGGACTGCCACGGCGATAGCACGCGAACTGAACAATACTGATGATGAATTCGACGACATCATTATTGAGCTGTCGCCGGACTGGTACTCATGGCTGGATGAGGTGGTTAACCGTGACCTTCCCACCTACCCCTATGCAGTTCCACTGGATTTAACGGTGACTGACGATGCCTAGTTTTCGCGAATACAAGTCAACGCGCCCTGCGCGAATTATGTATGACACGATTACGTTTTATCACCCTTCATTTGGCTATATCTATCTTGTAGCAGAGCAGCAGAAGGTTATGACATTTGAGGGGCAACAATTCCAGCCTGTGAGAATGGAGGTTGTGTCGAGCCAGCAGAGCAACACACCGGTAATTAATGCCACAGTTAAATTCTCCAGGCTAGCTCAGGACTTCAAGCAGAAACTGAAGTTATGGCGTGGGGCGAGTCGTGTCACGCCAATCACCTGTACATACAAGCGCTATGACTCAATCGACATCAATACTCCACTCAAGCCATGGACACTCTATGTATCTTCTGTTTCGATGGACGATAGCGATGTGACGGTAGCTGTGACAGTAAAGAATCCGATGAATAACAACATCGCACTACTCTATAACGTTGACGAATTTCCGGGGCTGGTAAATGTCTAAAGATGAATTCATTGCGTTAACGATTGGCAAGCCGTGGAGAAATCGTGCTATCGGATTTGATAGCCTTGATTGCTGGGGCCTGGTCTGTTTGTACTTCTCTCGCGTCCTGGGAATTAATGTCCATCACGCCCAAAGTTACGACATGGGAGCTGAGTTCATGACATGCTTCACCGATGAGGTGGTGTTCTGGTCACGAGTCACGCTGCCGGAAGAAAGCTGCATCTTTGTAGCCTATGTCGGTTCTGCGCCAGTGCATGTTGGCCTTGTTATTGATGGTCAGGCTTATCACTCACGAGCTGAGTGCAGCCATGTCAGATTTGATAAGATACGGACTATCGAGAAGCTATTTACTAAAGTGGAATATTACACTTATGCCAGTAATTGACATCCAGCGCGTACCCGGCCTGCCTAAAGAGCGATTTGAAGTTGCTGCGGGAACCAATTTCTTTAACTGGCTGTGTCTGCATGACTTGCATGCTGATATTGCTATATCAGTAAACGGTGAGCGCCTGAATGATGATGATGACCTGTCATTTATTTTAAATGATGGTGACCATATTGTTATTTATGATCAGCCTAAAAGTGGTGATTTGATTCAGACGCTGGTTAACCCGCTTGAGCACTTTAACCCTATCAAGTTTACGCAGAAGGTTTTTGCCGGACTCGCTGGCAATCAGGCTGCTGGCACAACAGGGTCAACAAAGACCTCGCCTAACACTAGCCTTAAGCAGCAAACTAACATCGCCCGCAACGGCGAAGCTCGCCCTGATAACTATGGCCAGGTGCGGGCTTTTCCTGACCTTATCCAGAGCTCCCTGGAAGAGTATATTAACAACATCAAGTACATCACGGAGTTCATGAATTTTGGCATCGGTCGTTATGATGTCAGCTCTGTCCGTTACTCAGAGTCAAACCTCGGCGCACTTGCTGGAGCCAGTTACACTGTATATCAACCAGGTGAAAACATTGGCACTATCGTTCAGCCATATCCATTCGATGACGTTGATGGACAGGAGGTCCCAGGGAAAAATGAGGCTACTGAGGACGGGTCGAGCGTTGTCATTGAGTCTGCCACAACCACAAGCGTCACAAATGCGCAATATGCTGGCGGACAGTTACAGGTCAAGATCCCCAAAAACAGCGCATTTGATTACTTTGTTGCTCTGGCTTTTCCGCATGCAGTAAATTTCACAGTAAATGTGACGTATGCAACTCCATCTGGAAATCAGACTCAAAACATCACCCTTTCTGGTAATCTGATTTCAGCTGTTGAAACTAATGACGGTGGCATTCCACCAACTCAGTACTGGTACACATTTACAATAAATAACCTCCAGGGCACGAATGCCAGTTATGTTTTTACCGGAACTATCAACAATACTTACTTCAACTTGACTGATAATCAGGCTCTAACCATTGGACCATTCTTCTCTCCTGTCCCGTCATCTCAGTTGTGGATTAATACAAGTTCGGGTCTTGGAGGGAATAGCGAGACAAACTGGCAGGTGACAATCTGGAAGGTTGATGATGACAACGTAATCATTCCTGGCACAACTCAGACTTTCACTTACCGACAGACCACGCCGCATGATTATACAACTGAGACATTCTATCGCACAGATAAGTTAACTCCTGTCGGTGGCTATGGACGCTATGCAGTCAGCTTCGTTCGAACAGACAACAGCAGCGATTCAAGCGTGCTGAAAGTAGAAGCGGTCAATGCTATCAACGTTCGCAGTAACGTAGTTTATCCACTGGAGACAATGATCCGTGTGACGGTGAGAGCGACAGAGAATGCTACGTCAGCACGGGAACGCAAATACAACGCGCTGATCACGCGACACACTATCAGCTATAACCTGTCCACGCAGACTATACGAAACACACTGGCACCTTCACGAAGCTTTGCTGACGCAGTATTGCATTCATGGGTTGTTATTGCAGGTCTAAGCGCTGGCCTTCTGGACCTTAATTCACTTTACACCATTGCTGCATCACTACCTGATCAGCGATTGGGTTACTTTGATTATACCTTTGATGATGAAGACGCCAGCCTTGGTGAGCGCGTACAGACAATCTGTGATGCTGCGCGGGTCATCTGCTTTTGGGATGATGGCATCCTTTCCTTTGTTCGTGATGAGGAGCGGCAGTACCCAGCCACAGTATTTAACACGAGAAACATGACCACAGAGCAATACTCTTTATCATACGATATGACTCTTCCTGGTGGCTTTGACGGCGTTCAGGTTCAGTACCGCGACCCCACAACGAATAAACAGTCGTATGTGAGATATCGTGTCGTCGGTGATTCTGTAGTTGCTGGTAATCCGAACAAGCCGAAGAAATTCGATATGCTTTATGTGCGCAATGCATATCAGGCTACTGACAGGGCATTGCTTGAGTGCTATCGCTTGCTTTACCAACGCGTCAGCATGAACATCACAGCAATGTCTGATGGTGAATGGATTAACGTTGGCGAGATGATTCAGGTTGTCGATATGTACGATGAAAACCAGCAGTCAGGTGAAATCCGTAAGCGTGAAGGCAACATCTTCTATACTAGCGAAGCCATAAACTTCATTGGTGATATGTTCGTTGTTGTTACTGACAGAAATGGAGCCGTAAGCGCCAGATATCCAGCTACACCAGTAGAAGGCAATCGGAAGACATTCTATGCAGAACTTCCATCAATAGACCTTGCAATATGGGATGGAGTTAACGTACAGAGTGCATCTCGCTATGCCATCGCCACAGATACCGAGCTTGAGCGCACTAAGTGGGTAATCACGAGCAAAAACCCAGGAACGAATGGCAAGACTACTCTTGCAGTTACTGAATACAATGATGAAATGTACAACTACACCCTGTCGTAAATACAGTCTCTATGTCGTGGTATAATGCTGCGACATTTAATTAAAGGATAGTGAGATGGCCAGTACACCCACTAAAAATCCAGTTCCCAGTGAAAACTATGATGACCTGCGCTTCAACGCCGGTAAGCTGGATGAGTTCGTAACTTCACCTGACAACAACTATACCGACAGGCTTGGCATCACCCATCTTACCTCCAGAGGGTTGCAGAACAGTGTGGCCGGGGCGCTATTGCCTGCCAACAACCTCTCTGACGTGTCCAATAAAGACACGTCACTGACTAACCTTGGTGGTGGGACTACTGGTGTCGCGGTTTTCAAGGCCGCAACATCGGCGGCAGTGCGAAGCGCTATTGCTGCTGCTGCATCAGGTTCAAATGCAGACATTACAGAACTAACCGCCCTGAATACAGCACTGAGCATTGCTCAGGGTGGGACGGGGGGAAAGACCGCCAATGCCGCACGAACAAATCTTGGCATCGGAACCCTGGGGACTCAAAATTCATCTAGTGTAAACATCACTGGCGGTTCTATTTCTGGCATTAATGACCTTGCCATTGCAGATGGTGGCACAGGAGCATCTTCAGCAGCCACGGCAAGGGCTAATCTTGGAGCCAAGGCAGACGCCGGCGTGACTGATGCAAGTAATGCCTCCACGGGCCAGGTTGGTGAAACCCTAACAGCCATAACGACAACTCCGGTCGCGCTGACAAGCGCCGCATCATCAAATGCCATTTCAATCAACCTGACTCCGGGTGACTGGGAAATTAATGGCATGGTAAGGTTTAACCCTTCCGCAGCTGCTATTTCTCAAATATCAGGGTCTTGGAACACTGCATCAAATACCTTTGCGGGATTTCCTGACAACACACAGATTCAGGGATTAACAAACGGCTCAACATGCCAGGTTCCTATGCCACACAGAAGATACAACATTTCAGTTAATACCACGATTTACCTTGTGGCGCTGGCAAACTTTGCCAGTGGCACTTGCACTGCCCTTGGGTACATTGAAGCTCGCCGGATTCGTTAAGAGGAAAAAATGGCTACTACTCCAACTAACAATGCAATACCAAGCGAATCTCCTCGCGACCTGAAATTTAATGCGGGTAAAATTGATGAGATCGTGAATTCACCTGATGACGCATACCGGGACAGGTTTGGAGGCGCACGACTTACCTGGTCTGGAATTGAGAAAATCAGCAAAGAGGCAATATCCAATTACGGATATATCACGGTTGAATCATTTGAAGATGGCTTTACGATAACCTTACCTAACCAGGTTCTTCTTTATGAATCAAATGGAAACTATTATCGATGGACGGGATCCCTGCCTAAAGTGGTTTCCCCAGGCTCTGCTCCGGGAGACGGCTGGCTTTCTGTTGCAGATGCAGCTCTAAGAAGTCAACTTGCATCATCATCACCAGGGCAGGGTGCAAACCTTGTTGCCTTTAAGGGCGCTCTGGGAAATGAGGTTCCTACTACCCTTAATGCTCTGCTAAAACCATCCTACCAGGTTGAGCGCTGGGGTGCTGTGGCAGATGGTGTGACCGATAGCACCCAGGCTGTTAAAAATGCTTTAGCGGCGCTGCAAGGTAAGGACGCTGTTTTGCTTTTCGGTGCGGGTAGCTATGTAATCAGCTCTCTTATTCAGTACGATCTGGGGCAAAAAACACATCTTAAGCTGCAGGGAGCGGGAATTAACGTTACCGAAATAAAAGCAACTGGTACAACACAAAGCCTTTTCAGGATAACCGGTCCAACAGCTAATATCTGGTTGAACAGCGTTTTACCCAATGGCAGCTTTGACATATCAGACATGACGCTGGGATGTTTCGGTAATTCCACCCTTACAGGTATAGCTCTTGATATCCAGTTAGGTTCTGTTGTGGGAGGACCATGCAAAACCATTAATATCGAAAACGTAAACTTCAGGGCAGAAGTTGGCTCATGGGCAACTGACATTGCACTTTACAACAGCGCTCAAATTAGTCTGACTAACTGTAAATTCTATGCTGCCAACAACTCAAGGAGCGGGACGGCCATCTCTGTTTCATGCGCCGATGGTAAAGATGGAACAAACCTTACACTTGTACAGTGCGAGTTTTTCTTTTACCAGTATGGTATCTATCACGGTAACCATTTTGAAGGAATTGTCACAGTTAACTGCTCTTTCATCAATTGTGATTACGGAATACTGAGCATCTGCACTGCTGAATCTGGCGCTTTGATATCAAACTGTGAGTTTGATTGCTACGTGGAAGGTATTCACCTTGAGGGACTCTACGACTTTGTCATCTCAGGTTGCAGCTTCTTTGCTATGGGACCTAACACAAAAGGCATTGTCATCATCGGCGGTAATGGGCTTAACATCAGCGGATGTAAGATTTTTGGCACAGGACCTGCTGACGGCATTGGTATATATCTGCAGAATACCAACGGATCACTGGGTCGTGAAGGTTACATCGGCGCAAACAGTATTTCTGGCTACGCAGTCGCTATACAGGTTGTCGGATGCAATAACTTAACCTTTGGTGACTTCGGTTGGGCGAACTGCAACCTTGATACGTTAATTTCAGGAACAAACACCAATGTTCAGGATTGCGGATATTCTTTCTCTAAGCTTGTAGCATCCACACTGTCAGCTCCTACAACAACATGGACACTGTCAGTTGATATTTCCGCCAAAAAACTGAGCCGACCGCCTATCTTTGCAACGCTGGTTCCTACATCTGGTGGAAATCTTTCTGCTCGTTATGACTACAATTCAAGTAGTGCTAACAATGCCGTTTTCCAGGTGACATTACCGTCTGGGTCTGCTATACCAGCAGCGACTTACGGTTTTTCATTGATGCTGCAAACACCAATGTTCCAGGTATAAATAAAACCCCGCTTATGCGGGGTTATTTTTTGATGCCTTCCACGAAGCCCAAGCCAGATAGATTCCGTCCAGGCTGACACAGAATGACTCATAACCATCACCACTGCGCATCGACTGAATGATATCAACCGAGACATTACGCAGCCCTGCAAACCAATTTTCAAAACTCTCTCTGTCTGACATTAATTTAAATCCTCTGGTTGACTGAATCTACACCATGAGCATATCATGTTTATCTACTTCATGGAGGTGCTTATGAAAGATTTAGTTGCTATGCGTCACAAATACTGGTCGGGCGTCAAAACGCTATGGCCTGCGAAGAGCAGCAAGGTTGCTGTGCCGTTCTGCTGGGAGGGGTTTTCAAGAGATGTGCGATATCTGCCGCTGGTCGAGCATGCTGTACAATCTGGCGAGTGGGATAGAGCTAACTACTACCTTACAGGCGTTTACTGCAAGGGTGAGTCAAACGACGCATTCTGGAATCAATTCATCTGACATTTAAAATAAATGTTGACCTTCTGTGTCGTAGATAATAATCTACTCCCACACAAACACAGGAGGTCACATGACTACTCTATCTCAGAAATATGCCAACAAAGATACCCGCGACGGCATTGCCGTTAACAAAACCTACCTCGTCCCTTTCGACCAGCTTTACCTTGAACCTGGCTACAACGTCCGCAATGCTGATGAGCAGCACGTCGCCTACTTTGCGCAATGCTGGGCTGAAAGCTCACCTATCCCTGCGCTGACGGTGGTGGTTACTGATAAAGGCCAGATGATCGTTGACGGTCAACATCGCTACCTTGGTGCTAAGCTAGCGCGTGAGAAGGGCCATGAAATCGCCCGCATCGAGTGCAAAGACTTCACTGGTTCTGAGGCTGACCGCGTTGCATTCATGGTCAGCAGCAGCCAGGGTAAAGCACTTGACCCGTTTGAGCGTGCCAATGCATACCGCCGCCTGAAAGCATTTGGCTGGACTAACGATGAAATCGCCAAGAAGGTTGGACGGTCAGTTTCAGATGTGCAAATGCACCTTTCCCTGCAGGACGTACCAGACGAGATTAAGCAGCGAGTGACAGGTGGTCAGATTAGCTATGCATCTGCGGTAGCTGTGACGCGTGAGCACGGCGAGAAAGCCGCTGAGGTAATAGAGCAGGCACATAAAGAAGCCAAGGCGGCTGGCAAGGATAAAATTACCGCCAAACAGCTCAACAAGAAGCCAAAGAAAGAGTCAGACGTGCCGCGCATCATGGAACTGCTTAAAGGGGCAACACAGGCCGCATTTGGCAATAATGATTACCTTTGCCTGCAGCCAGGTGTGATTGATGAGCTGATGGAGCTGATTAATGGACACTAATTAAATAGAATTAGATATAAAAAATAAGCCCCGAAAGGGGCTTTTTACTATGCACCACTTGAGCCAAACCCTGCAACGCCTCTTTCAGAATCTGACAGTTCATCAGCAACTTCAAATGACACCTGCTCAACTGTAATCAGCATGGCTTGTGCTATTCTAGAGCCAACTGATAGCTCAGGAGGCTTAGCCATCAGGCTATCCTTTCTCAGTTTCACCATAACCTCACCGCGATAATCAGAATCTATGACACCAACAGAGTTTGATAGGCGCGTATCACTTTTAAACCCATGTCCGCTGCGCGAGTAAACCATCATCGCATAGCCATGTGGAATCTCTGCAATGAGTCCGGTATTGATAGTTACAGTGTCGGAAAGCATCTCAAGGACTTCAGCACAGTAAAGGTCAAAGCATGCGCTGCCATCGGTGGCGTAAGTTGGCATCTTGGCCTGTGGATGATTTAATTTAATTTTCATGTTGATCATGCTGATTCCTTTTATCGTTCAATCAATGTGCCGTTTACAACGCCAAGATAGTAAGAAAGCCAAAGCCGATTAACACCTAGCGCCTCAACCTTCTTAAACTTATCTTTCAGGACGTCAACGCAAATCTTATCCACATTCGCATGAGGCTCATTTTTTCGCCTAACTTTAATCTCTTCGTTGGCTTGCTTTGCCAGGTTTCTGATTGCGTTCTTGGTCGCGTTATCCATTTTTACCTTCTCCATGTTTAGCATGCCACTGCTTATGGTGAGCCTGGCATAACCATCTTACGCGCAGAGGAAAATCATAATCATCATGATGTGCTACTGATTTTTCTGATCGGCAAATTTCGCATGGTGATTGCTTAAGCGCGCCGCTCCTAACGGCATTATTCACTGTGCAATGAGCCTTATACTTTTTCGGATTGGCTTCTCGGTAATGCCTGAGATATTCGATATCCTGTCGGCTGCCACGCTGACGATCATACTCACGATAATATTCAATCTTGGCGTTTCGGTTCCTTATTGAGTCAGCCTTGTTGCATTCGATGCATTTATTTAAATGCCCGTCAGCCATTTGCTTATGCTTGTAAAAAGCGGCCAGAGGCTTAACCTGACCGCATTTGAAGCATGCCTTAGAGGCTATGGATTGCATGAGATGGGTACTGCAAGCAGAACGGAGCAAAAGGCACGTCAATGTCGTAGTCTGCCGTTGATGGATTAAATTGCTGTCCTGCCTGCTGAATCCCTGACTGCTGCTGCGGTCGATGTTGCGATGAGTTTGACTGAGATGAATTGCCGCCAGAATTCGCAAACACCAGGCGTGGGTTAACAAGTTCCAGGGTGATGTAATTCGTTCCGTTGTGCTCGCGCTGGTTCACTTGCATATTGTCACTGGTGAAACTTGCGCAGCCATCTTTAACAAGCACCTGATCGTAATACTGAATTGCGGCTGGCGAGCTCCCAAAGACAGTTGCTCGGTAGTTAGTGTACTGCCGCTGTCCGTCTTTATCTTTCCAGCTCTCAGAAAGCTCAACGGAGTACATTTTCCAATCACCCTTATTTGAGCTGCCGGTTTTAGTGTAAACATCTTTGCGAATCTGGCCGGTAATAGTATGTGGCATGATTTATCCTATTTAATTAAAAGTGATGGTTTTCCAGTTTTTAACTCACAGCCAGGAACTTCCTGACCCGCCTCAAGTAGCTTTTTTATGGCTAACTTGTCTGGCTTCGTTACTGTTTCAAACTCAACGTAGTCCAGCGGAATTTTTGATACATCTGTAACCTCAACTGATTTCGATGGCGCTCGCACTGTTGCAGACATAGTGCCTGCGCGAACTGATTTAAGTCCAGAAGTCTGGATTGATGACACCAGGTATTCTTTCAGCGAATCAACCTTGCGCTGAGATGACTGCGCGCGCTCAGAGAATGACTTGGCCTCAGCTTTCAACGCCTCAGTGTAAGCCTGCTCGTTTTTAATCAGCTTAATGATGTTCTCAACCTTATCCTCAAGTTCACCCTTAATTCCCTCAAGCGTGTCGGCGATGAACTCAGGTTCCAGTCCCGAATTTTCCAGCTCAGCGTACTCGTTAGCGATTTCGTATAGCTTGCTCATCAGTTAATCCCCAAGCGTGATTTCTGTTCGGTGTAAATGGCCTGAATGTCTTTCTGGTGGGGCATACCATGACTGGCTCGGAACGCTTCAGCGAATAGTGACTTCAATGTTGCTTCATCCTGAGCTTGCGCCATTGCATCAGCCAGGGCTGAAAGCTTATCAACCAGCGCCTGCTGCTGAGATGACTCATGCTCAATTACTTCCTTTTCAGGCTTGTGCGGCATCGATGGCTCAGTCCAAACGCCTTCTTCCTCATTCAGGACGTGAATTGCCTGATCAAGACGCTTGGCCTTGGGCCAGTACTTCGAAGCCCGTTTTACTACGGTCTTACGCGCCATCTCTGACCAGAAGTTTTTCCAGGGTCCGTTCTTGGCTTTGCTGGTTGACTCGACGGCCTTAATTTCTGCAAGACTCATCTCTTCCGTAAGGTAATCACCTGCAGGGGTTTTAACGGTACAGTAAACGCCAACGATGTCGCCGCGCTCGCCGAATGCGTTGTATTTGTGATTTGGTGCCTTATCCAGGCCGTTTGACTCATACGTATCATTGGCATGAACCAGCTTAGCCTGGCCCCAAAGGATGACGCCAGACTCCATAGCGATATGCATGAGCCCCATATAGCTAATGTCCAGACACACCATGCCATCTCGAGGAACCAGATAAGCAAGCTTGCTCGCCGGATTAAGGCTGATTCCGATAGCTGCGACGTTAATAATCGCATTCTGCGCGCTGATTGGATTGGCTAAAGCAGTCTTTGCCAGGTAGTCATTCTTCTGGAAGTACTGAATCGCAAACTGACTTTCTTTCTGCCAGCTCACCACCTCTGTTGATAAAGCACCAGTAAAAAACGGCTCCTGCTGCTTAACAAAACTAACAATGTCACTCATGTTGTTACCCTCTTGTTGTGATGTGGAAACTCTACATGCGTAGTAGATGGATTGCAAGTATTTTTTGTGGTGCTTTTAATTTATTCCGATGTTGACTTAACTGTATAAGCAATGCATTATTGCCTCACCACTTTAAGAGGATTTATTATGAATACTGGAAAAGCTATTAAGATGGCGCTTTTGATAAAGGATATGAATCAAAAGGATTTGGCAGATAAATTGGGCATGACTGCTCCGGCAATGAGCCAAATGTGTAGTAGGAAAAGCGCCTCGCTTAACATCCTGAAGAGAGTTGCTGATGCTTTAGGGATGAAAGTTTCAGAACTTATCAGTTTGGGAGAATAAAAATGCAGTGGTTTAAGCATGATTCAGACGCAAATGCAGATGCGAAACTGCAAAATGTACTGCTTGATTATGGGCTGGAAGGTTATGGGCTTTACTGGTACTGCATTGAAATGATCGTGGGTAAGGTTTGTGCTGACAACCTTAGCTTTGAGCTTGAACACGACGCAAGAATCATTGCCAGGAATACAGGGAGCACTCCGCAGAAAGTTGCAGAGATGATGAAATATTTTGTCAGGATTGGATTGTTCGAGTGCTCGGAAGGTGTAATCACCTGCATGAAAATTGCAAGAAGGCTTGATCAATCAATGACAAGCAATCCAAAAATGAGGCAACTAATTAGCAATATGAGAGACGAAAATCATGCTACCGTCATGACGGTTCCTGATTCCGTCATGCAAGAAGAGAATAGAATAGATAAGAAAAGAAAAGAACTAATAGTCTCTCAGGGAGAGACGATTAACAAACCATCTCTTAGTTGTGAGGATGTTGTCTCTGTCTATCATCAGACGCTACCAGAAGCAAAGTCTGTGAGGATACTTAGCGACAAGCGAAGGAACCTAATCAGAACCTTCTGGAAGAACGCATCAAAGATTACAAGGCAAATAGATGGCAAACCATTCACTATCGAAGACTGGAAATCATATCTTGAATATGTTTCAGCAAACTGTCGCTGGATGCTGGAGAGCAGGCCTGACAATAAAACTGGTAATAGCTGGCAGGTCAAAGGAATTGAGTACTTTTTGAGCGCAGAAACTTACGTGCAGGTTAGGGAGGGTAACAAAGATGACAGATGAAATTATTAGCATGCCAGGAAATATTGATGCTGAGCAAAGCATGATTGGATGCCTGATGCTTGATGATGGAAGTGAAAGATGCGAGCAGGCCATGTCGATGCTGAAGCCTGAATCATTTTTCGGCCGTATTCACGGGAAAATTTTCGCTACCATCAAGTCCATGAAGCTGAAAAGCAATCCGGTTGACCTGCTGACGCTATCTGACGCTATTGAGCAGGAAGGTTATCTGGATGAGGCTGGTGGTTTTGCATATCTTGCGCAGGTATCAAAAAGTGTTCCTAGCTGCGCTAACGTCATGGCATACGCAATGGTTATCCGTGATGCGGCCGTGTTGCGATACAGCATTCAGAAAACAAACATGATGACTGAGTTGCTTTATTCGCGAAATGGCATGAGCGCCACTGAGAAGCTTGAGGCTATACAGTCAGTATTTTCAGAAATCACTGAGCATGCGAAGACTGGCAAGCGAAAAGGGCTAAGGGATTTTGCAGAAATTCGTGAAGATTGGCTGACGGAAGTCGAAAAGAGATTTGATCCAAACACTCCGCGCGGCGTTTCATCTGGAATCCCTTCACTGGACAACCTGCTTTACCCAAAAGCAATGGTTCGTGGATCGCTGTTTGTCATTGGCGCAAGGCCTAAGATGGGAAAGACAACGCTTTATGGTCAGATGGCTATCGACTGCGCGCTAAACCAGAACATGCCCGTTTTAATGTTCAGCCTGGAGATGCCTTCAATCCAGATTTTCGAAAGAATGGTAGGACAGGCATCTGGAGTGTCTACGGATGTTTTTTATGACGGCGGGTCAAGCGATTCAGATTTCGCAAGAGCGAGCAAAGCGGCGCTGGATATTTCAGTCACCGGAAATCTTTACGTTGATGACACTCCGTCACCATCGCTTAGCCATGTTGTTTCAGAGAGCAGAAAGATTAAGCGCGCGCGCGGAACGATTGGTCTTGTGATGATTGACTACCTGACGCTCATGAAAGGCGAGAAGGCAGACCGTAACGATCTGGCTTATGGCGAGATAACAAAGGGCCTAAAGAACCTAGCTAAAGAGCTTGATTGCATCGTCGTGCTTCTGACGCAGCTAAACCGTAAGCTGGAGGACAGGACTGATAAGCGCCCACTGCCAAGTGACTCGCGTGATACGGGGCAGATTGAGCAAGACTGCGACTACTGGCTCGGGATTTATCGTGGTGGAGCATACGACGAAAATCGCGAACAATCACTGACAGAGCTTCTCTTGAGGCTTAATCGTCACGGCAGCACTGGCAGGGTTTACGCGGAACAAAAGCATGGAGCAATTTATGACATCGATCAGATTGATGGTGCTAGGCGCGCTAGTGAGAACGAAGAAAAGCGCGGCGGTGAGCGCAAATCAGGAGGATTCTGATGAGTTCAAAAAATGAAAGAATCATGTTCCACTTGGTTTCAGATGAAATAAAAAACAATGCGGCAAAATTTATTTTAAATATCCAACTTACCAAGTGGCAACCAATGGTCGTGGAAATTAAACCACGAAGCAGGTCTTTGGATCAGAATGCAAAGCTACATGTGATGTTTTCTGACATTGCTTCTTCAAGGTTTGAGTTTGCTGGTAAAACGCGCACGGCAGAAGAGTGGAAGGTTATTTTGATTTCCGGTCACTCAATTGCCACTGGCGGCCAGGGTGAAGTCATAGCAGGGATTGAGGGTGAGCTGATTTGCATCAGAGAGAGCAGCGCATTAATGAGCGTGTCGCGCATGGCAAGCCTGATTGAGTACGTTGCGGCTTTCGGCGCAGAGAATGACATTCAGTTTCGCGATGTTATTTATGACCAATACTACGGAGTGGAGCGGTGAGCAATTCAAAACGTAAATGCAAAGAGTGCGGGGAGTATTTTCGTGCAGATGTAATGGTAAAAGTTCCCGCTGGGTCCTTCTGCTCTATGAGCCACGCAATAGATTATGCCAATAAACGCAAGGAGAAGGCCGCAGAGAAGATTAAGCGCGATAAGTCACGCAATGAGCAGGCCATTAAAAAGGTCTCGCGAGAGCGCGATTTAGAGCGCCTAAAAGCGGTACAAAATATTTCATTTTTCCATAAGAAAGCGCAGGCGGCTTTTAATGCGTTCATTCGTGAGCGTGATAAGGGCAAGCCATGCGTCAGCTGTGGAAAGCAAGATAACGGTCAGCACCAGCGTCACGCTTCCCACTATCGTAGTGTCGGGGCTTGCTCATCGCTACGTTACGACGAATGCAATGTGCATGCGAGTTGCTCGGTATGTAACAACCATCTTTCCGGCAATGTCGCCAGCTACCGCATCAAACTTGTTGAGATGATTGGATTGGAAAGGGTCGAATGGATTGAGTCACAGCCAAAGGCATGCAAGTGGACCAGAGAGCAGTTGGAAGCCATAGAGTCTGATTACAAACAGAAGCTGAAAAGCTTAAAAAACACCCACCAGGATTAAAAATAAATATTTGCTCCGATGTATTGACGTAGATATTCATGAGTAGTAGATTTAACTCATCGGAAGCAAACAACCAATGAGGAAACGAAATGAGTTATCGCGGATTAGTATGGTGTGGAATGACAGCTTTATGCTTCAGCCCATGGGTTTTGGTTTACATGATTGTTAATGGGTGATTGACATGGCAACTTACAAAAATTCAGACCTGGAAAAAGAGCATGGATTCATCGGTGCGCAGAACGAACTTCAGCGACTGACTGACCGTCATCTTCAGCATGGTGGAAAGGTGGTGCGTGATATCAAATTTAACGCATCTGGCAAGCGCTACGTTGAGCGCATCAAGTTATCCTGACTCAGAGGTGGTTATGGTCGTAAAACGCCGCACAATCGCTGCCAGCTCGTTACGTGAGGGAATGCTGGTTGATTTCGAAGATGGTGAGCCAGCAATGGCTAAAAATGTCCGTCATCTGGCGCATAAAGTTTTATTCGAGGCCCGTGGTGACAGCTTCAGTCTGGACAAAGACGAGCATATCCAGACAGTCATCATGATGCACATAGTGGGGTGATGCATGATTGCTTCAGATGTGATTCGCAGATTTGAATGCCGAAAGTCAATGATTGAACGTGAGCGCAAAGAGTACCAGGGTAAATTGCCCTCCGTGCACACCAAATCAGGAAAGTGGGGAACATTCAAAAATAGCAGCGGCCTGAAATCAATAACGCTGACTGTGTATAACGGCAGAGAGAGCTATACGGCTCGTTACTACGTTGATCGCGAGCCTGTTTATCTTGGTCGATACGATAATGCGCACTCCGCAGTAGATTCCATCTGCAAAGCATGTAATATTACTCCAATGCAGATTGAAGGCATGACAAAAGAAAGCTGGGATTTAATTAAATGCCAGCCAATTATCAGAAGCAGAACTTACAAGGGTGGGAAGTGAGATGAGTGAAGTTAAACGTTATGACGCAGGCTGTGACTATGCTGGTGAGGATGAAATGGTAGAGCGCATAGATGGTGACTATGTCAAATACAACGACTACGCCGAACTCAAAGCACAGCGTGACGGGCTGGCGGCTGAGAATGCAGTAATGCTGGAACTACTGACGGATATCAGCGAGCAGTATCAAGAGGTGCAGACGGAATCGGAAGAGAACGCCGCCGTTATCGACCTGGATTATATTTCCGAGGTAAACACGTATGTATCGCGTGATGTGGATGGTGAAAATCCTTTTTCAGCCACCGACGCCTACCTCAACTCTGTGCGGGCTGAGGGTGTGCGGTTATTTGCAGCGGCAGTTCAGGGCGGCTGCGCTGTCGGCGACAGGGTGAAAGATTTGGCGGATACATTCGCCACCCAACTCCGCGCAGGAGAGCCATCATGACAAACGAAGAGAAGCAGGCGCTGATTGAAGGTTGCGAATTACTGAAGTACGCAAGCGACCCGGTGTATAGCGACATCGCAGAAATCGCCCTGGCGGCGCTTACGGCAAAGCCTGTTGCGTGGCGCTGGGAGAAAAACAATGGAATTTACTTCGAGTGCATCAAACCCATCGGAATTGATAGTCAGCCGCTTTTTACTACGCAGCCTTTTTATTATTCACTATCGGGCCTGAACGCCACCGCGCCCGCAAAGGAGACGAAGTGATGAAGGAGCTTAAGCTACTAGAAGATATGGCTGATGCTGCAATTGCCGATAGCTCATACAGTATTCGTGTGAAGGTTGATTCCATCCTCGCCATTGCTGAAGCATTCCGGGCGCTGGAGCAGCGCGCAGAAGCAGCAGAGGCGAAGCTAGAGAAATCAGAGCCGGTTTATCAGTTCATCTGCAACAATCCAGATAACGATGGGTATGCTGAATGGGCTGATTGCAATCAAGACTATTTTAGCAAAGAGCCAGCTGATATGCGTCGTGTTCTCTATAGCCGCCCCGCGCCCGCTGTCAGCCAGTTGAACAATGATGCCATGTGTGACAGTCAGTACATTGCAGGGTTGCAGGCGGGGTTTGTTTTAGGAGATCGAGGCGATAATGATTCATTAATGAGAGCTGTCGATGTATACCGCAGGCAACTACTCGACAGCAAAAAATCCGCTCCAGCTGTGGCGCCGGACCCAGAATGAAAAACTACGAACCCATTGAGCAGCAGCACATGGCAGATGCGCACGAAGGCGAGGTGATTTTCTGGCTGAGTATCGCGTTCTGCATCTGGCTTGCTTCTTGAACACCAAGCAGCAGGTGTGGCAAAAGGCAAAGGAATGCCAGCTCGATGAGTTTATATTAAATGTGAGCAAAGCTTTTCCTGATGCGATTGATGGGATTCGCATCGACCATAACCGGCAGGTGACATGGTGGATGAAATCAAAAGAACAGCCTCGTTAGCGGGGCTTTTTTGTATGTGTTAAACTACTACTATGTGAATTACAGAAAGAACACAAACAATATGGCGAATAAGAACCCAAAGCATAAGTTTTCTTCTGAGAACCAGCCACCACCCAGAGGAAAAAGCTACAGAACCGTCCTACTGGAAGCATTAGCTGCTGCCAATAACCCAATGAACGAAGTGCAGTTTATTAGCTACTACGTGAATCAGGCTATGACAGCAGAGCCAGCTCAGGCCACTGCAATGCTGCGTGAAATCTTCCTGCGCATTAACCCAGTGCCAAAGTCGGTAGCTCCGCTGGTTAATTTTAATTTCCCTTCAGATGGCACGCCTGTCGACAAGGTCAATGCTATCGCGCATGGAGTTGCTACTGGCGAGGTTCCGGCAGACGTTGGCAAGATGATGGCTGATATTCTTAAGGTTGGCCTAGACGTGCAGGAAACCACTGAGCTTGCCGCTCGACTTGAGCGCCTGGAGAAATTACTGGAGGAGCAGGGCAATGCGTAACCGATTGGTGCTTGCCATCTTGTGGATTGCTGTTTATTTCTCACTCGACACAGTTGGACTTAGCATGGCGTTTCTGAGTGCGTCTGGATTTGCATCCTGCATCTGGTATGGAATTAAATATGCCCCGTAAGCGCCTCTCTGCAGTAGCCATTGAAAAACTGGAGCAGGCTATTGGCGATGCTACCACCAGCACAGCTACCAGCGCCGTCTTCGGCATCTGCAACATGCAGAAAGAGGTTGTGCGCAAGCTGCGCATGACTGCCGATGGCGTGACCGATGTCAGCGGTGAGGGTTGCGAGCCTGACCACCTTATGCCTGAGCGACTGGAAAAGCTGCTTTACCCGAAAAGGTTTAAATTTATTTTCGGCGGACGAGGTTCAGGCAAGACTCGCACAATTACGACCATCATCACCGAGCGCGCCAGATTCAAGCCTGACCGTATTGCGTGCTTCCGTGAGATACAGCAGTCCATTGAAGATAGCTCATATCAGGAGCTGGTCGATGAAATTACGCGCAAAGGAGAGCTGCAGGAGTTCCGCGTAATCAACAATGAAATTACGCACAAGACCACGAAGGCTAAGTTCCGCTTCAAGGGTCTATACCGCAACCAGACAACCGTGAAGGGCTTTGCGGGTATCACGCTGGGCTGGGTAGAGGAAGCCGAGAACGTCAGCCAGGTGAGCTGGGATATCCTTGAGCCAACTATTCGTGCAGCCAACTCCGAGCTGTGGTGCTCATTTAACCCGAACAAGGAAACTGACCCCACCTGGGCTAACTGGATTGAGCCTTATCGCAGCCAGATGGTTGATGGCATATATGAAGACGATGAGATGCTCATCATTGAGTGTAACTACAGCGACAACCCATGGTTCAGCGATACCCCGTTGCCAGCATCAATGGAGCGCATGAAGTCCACGGACTATGACCGCTATCTGTGGATTTGGGAAGGAAAGTTTAATAAACGCAGTGATGAGCAGGTATATGGTGGCAAGTGGCGCACTGATACCTTTGAGCCTCAGCCGCACTGGCATGGCCCATATTACGGGATGGACTTCGGTTTCAGCCAGGATCCTACAGCCATGGTCGAAACATGGATTGAGATGCTTGCTGATGACCGAAGAAAGGTTTATGTGCGCAGAGAGTATGGCAGAACAGGTCTGGAAATTACCGATACGCCAGCCGCAATGCTGCAGTCATTCCCTGAAGCTAAAAAGCACCGCTGGCATGGAGACTCATCACGTCCAGAGATGATTAGCCACATTCGAAGACAGGGCTTCGATATTCATCCGTGCAACAAGTGGCCGGGGAGCGTGGAGGAGGGTGTCATGTGGCTGCGCGGATGTGATGAGATTGTCATCCATGAGGACTGCAGGCAGGTTAAGGAAGAGATGATGATGTATAGCTACAAGGTCGATAAGCTGACGGGTAATGTGCTGACCGACATCGTAGATAAGTGGAACCACTTTATGGACGCGCTGCGCTACAGCCTTAATCAGCACATCGTACAGCGCGGGGCCGGATGGATTCGGCGCAAGCGCTAAAGTATATTCCTGCGTTTCAGGACGGTGACTCGATGGTCAACCGACCGCTTATCACAGCCAATAACCTCACCAATCTGAGCGGATGTCTTTCCGCTCTTTCTTAACTCAACTAGTCGTGCGTCTTTATCTGAATCCCACTTGAAGTAATGCTTAGCCAGGCTGATGCCGTTATAGCATGCGACAATCTGGATGTATGACTTCGACTTGCCGGTTAGTTTTGCCATTCCTTCCGCGCTGTACCTGCCAGCCATGCGCTGAATCTTTGCAGCCAGAGCCTGTGGGGATTGCCGTGTCATACCAGGCCCCTTGCGCGATTCATGAAGTGCTGGCGCTCAACTGACTTAGCGAATGCCTGTGCTGGTAAGCCCTGGCGATGCAATGACAGGCACTGCGCATGTGCGCGGCGTGCCATTTCGATGAAGTATTGTTTATGCCACATGGTTGAATCCTTTGTGTTGTAGATACAGAAGTAGATTAGTTACTGATCATATCTACGTCAATACATTTATCATAAATATTTTGCGAAGTAGTTTGTTGCTATCTACTGCATCCTGTCATAAACTACGTCAAACCACAGGAGGATTTATGAAGCCAACGCCCTACTCGAAAATCAGCGAAGAAGAAAAGCAGCAGATGTTCTCGCTGTCACGTATGGGCGTTACCGATGCGGCCATAATGGCTAAGTACAATGTGGATGAGGATACGCTCCTGCGCTGCCTGGAGGACACTTTCGTTAGCGTGCAGGTGGCCAGAGGCTATCAGAAAATTAACCGTTTTAGTGGTGTGTTGAGGGCGTAAAGATGAAGGTTAAACTACTTAATGACGGAAGATATGGGTATCTTGATGATGTTGAATTTCCTGTAGTGGTAAATGCAACAAAACATGCATATTTGGACGGATGGAATGTGCATTACTCAGAGTTGCGAAAGGCTGGCGCCATGGATTCAGTCTGGGAGGATGATGATGTGGTTTATTTCTATGGCTGTGAAGTTGAGGTGGTGGAATGACAGACAGAGAGAAGTTTGAGGCGTGGCTGACATCGCTGCCGGGGTTCGAAGCTGCTGATGTAGCGAAGAGTGAGGATGGAAAATACAACTACATTGAAACCGACTGGTGCTGGCGCTCTTGGCAGGCCGCACTAGCCTCACAGCAACCAGCAGATGATGGAGCGCAGAAATGTTGGCACAAGAACGACTAAAAGAACTAATGCACTACAACCCTGATACAGGGGAATTCACTTGGCTGCAGGATCGCGGAAGGGTAAAGGCAGGTGATATTGCCGGTGTTTTACATCATGACGGGTACATACTAATTAAGCTAAACGGCAAAATGTATCTAGCTCACCGCCTTGCATGGCTGTACAAGACCGGATGCTGTCCAGCCGATATGGTGGACCACATCAACCAAAACAAAGCTGATAACCGCTGGTGTAATTTGCGGGAGGCTACGCGTTCACAGAATGCACAAAACACAGGTTTGCAGGTAAACAATACCAGCGGTGTTCGCGGTGTTGATTGGTGTAAGAAGGAAGGCAAATGGCGTGTGCGGTGCACATTAGACGGCAAGCGTTATAACCTTGGGCTGTATGACGATCTGAAAACGGCAGCTGCTGTCGCATCAGGCGCGCGTAAAAAGCTGTATGGCGAATTCTCCAGCCACGAGCACGACATCATCGCCTATCGGGTGGTGAAGCCATGAAATTCAACCTTTGGCAGTGGTTATGGTCGCAGGTCTGGAACCTATCGGAATGGAGCGGTATTGGCCTTGGCAGGTTCGCTCCGTGGGTTTTTCACCAGATGATTGGTTGCGACAAACCATGCAAGCGTCTTGATGGGGATAGCGACTTATGACAACCAAATGTACCGGGCTGATGGGCCGCATCTTCGGGCATAAGTGGAATTATATCTCAATCTATATCCCGACAAAGTTTTACCATACTGGAGTATTAGCTTATAGGACTGGTGGTTATGTAAGTGTCAGCCTTAAATGCCAGCGCTGCGGCGCGGTGACGGGAGATAATCATGGCGAGAGTTAACGGGAAGAAACCACCAGCAACCATGGCTGGCATGAATGACATAGACATTCGAGACTGCTATTTCATCATTGAGGCTTCGAAAATCTCTGTTGGCTCTCGTGTTGCTGTTCGCATGAAATCAGGTGAAGTCGTTGAAGGTATTCTCACTAACCACTGCGACTGGCTTGTCGGATGCCCGGTCGTAACCACTGATAGCGGTGAGGCGATCGGTATAGGTTATTACGGGGACATTATCGGTAAGGTGACGGGAGAGAAGAAATGATCAAGTTTATCCGTTCTGCCGTAGAGTCAATGTTGACTATTGCTTTGGTGGTATTTTCACTTAACTTTCTGCTGAGCTACACAGGAATCACAATTACCATAGGAAAGCAGCAGAAGCCGGAAATCTATATCTATCCTCAAGGCTCGCAGGAGCAGCGCTTATGATCGGGGTAGCTTGAATGCTTAACAAGGAGCAACGTAAAAAATACGAGGAGATGGCGACTCAGGTTGCGCTCGGTCGGTCGGGCTATCAGGCAGCAAATAAATCAAGGCTCAGCAAATCATCGCCCAATAAGTTCGGTCCAGCGCCGGATTTTCTGTGACATTTAATTTAACAGTTAGGGGTCGTTGTGAGAGACAAAAGAGAACAATCATTATTTGAATTGTGGGCCATGAAGGTTGGCGCGGTGGTGTTAAGCAAGGATATTGATGGGAGCTATATCAACGGGAAGGCAAGGTGTATGCTGCGCGCATGGCTAGGCAGAAGTAAGTTGGGATCACGGTGGATTCCTGTTGTTGAGCGGACGCCTGAGCCTGGTGAGTTGGTCCTTCTTGCCACGGATAAGAAGCACTACGCCGTAGGTCGATGGGATGACTATGCTAACAAGTGGTTTGAAGAATACTGCATGGCTGAGCATGATGTAGGCCAGGTAACTCACTGGCAGAAGATTGCAGAAATTGATGCGGAGAAAAGTAAATGAGAAACTCCGAATTCGAAATGATGGTGCGCAGCCTGCATGGCAACCGCTATAGCTTTGAGCTTGACCAGGAAGGGTTCTATGCGCGCGAAGTTACCCGCCGCATGTATGACATTTACTGTAAATGTAAGGGGTGGATTTGATGAGCTGGATTAAATGTAGCGACAGCATGCCGGAATGTTCAGATTATCAGTTATTTCTCGTAGTTACGTGCGGTACATGTTGTTTTGCTTACTACTCATCAAAAGGTGTGTTTCTTGACGAGCCTTATGGTTTGCGAGTTGAGAATATAACACACTGGCAACCACTACCTGAGCCGCCCACTGACTAATCATGATACAATCCCTCTCATAACCCAGAGGGATTTTTTATGTCCAAAATCGATGCAGTTAATGCCTACATCAAAGACCGCGTGGCGAATAATAACCGCCTGATTGAGCGCGAGCGCTGTGGCTTTGCGCAGACCGCAGACCAGAAACACGACCGGATTTATTCTGAACTCGGCTACCCCGAAGAAATCACCCCTGAAATGTTCCGCCAGACATATGAGCGCCACCCAGCAGCTACCGCAGGCGTGCATCGAATTCTGGATAAGTGCTGGTCAAAATTCCCGGAAGTTCTGGAAAAGGGGAAGGACGATAAGTCGGAAACCCCATGGGAAACTGAAGTTAATGGCGTAATGAAGCGCCTGTGGCCTTTCATTAAGGATGCTGACCGCCGCAATCTGGTTAACCGCTATTCATGCATCATCATGCAGATTAATGACGGGCTGCCGTGGGACCAGCCAGTTGCAGGAAGCAAGACTCGCCTCACTCAGGCTCGCGCAATCGCCCGCTTCATCCCAGCATGGGAGGAGCAGATGCGGCCATCCGAGTGGGATAGCGATGAGCGCTCAGAGAATTACGGTCAGCCTAAGATGTGGGAGTATCAGGAGTCATACGTTGACAGCCTTGATACAGATGGCAAGCCTGAGCGGAGCGTGAAGATTCACCCCGACCGCGTTATAGTCCTGGCTGAGGGCGCAATGGATGGCTCAATCTATTCGGGCATCCCTTTGCTGCGGGCCGGTTTCAATAGCCTTATCGACATGGCAAAAATCTCTGGCTCAAGCGCAGAAGGATTCCTGAAGAACGCCAGTCGCCAGCTTAACGTGAATTACAACAAAGAGAATGTGACCGCGCAGATGCTTGCGCAGCAGATGGGCGTGACCCTGGATGAGCTTGGAGACACACTTAACGAGGATGTGGCGCGGCTTAACGAGGCCATTGATGCTGCCATGTTCACTATGGGTGCTGACGTTAAGGTTCTGAGCGTCACTCCGGCAGACCCTGAGCCATCATGGACTGTTGCAGCTAACCAGTTTGCGGCTTCAATTCAGGTGCCATTCACTATCCTTTTCGGGCAGCAGACAGGTCGCCTTGCATCAGATGAGGATAAGGCTGATTACGCCAACCGGGCAATGCAACGCCGATGTGGATTCCTTGACTGGCTCATTACCAGCATTCTTGAGCGCCTGACCAGGTTCGGCATCGTCAGCACCGCACCATCTGAAATTGAAATTGAGTGGGATGACCTGCTGGCCCCGACTGACGATGAGAAGGTAACGCTCGCATCAAAGCTGGCTGACATTAATTATAAATGCACGCAGGCTGGCGAAATTACAGCATTCAGCATTGATGAGCTGCGACGCGCTGCAGGATATGAAGCTTTGACTCCTGCAGAGGCTCAGGCAATGCTTGCCATGCGCATGCAAATGGCAGCAGAAGCACAGGCAGCAGCGCAGCAACAGCAGCAGAGCGCACCAGATGCAACTGCTTAAAATCAATGCACGCATACCTTCACCTCGCCTGCCAACTTCAACTACTGACCCGGTAGGCGCAAATCGAGGGGTTGGTGCCGCGTGGAGGGTACTGGATGAGAAATACAAGGAGCTGGAGCGCCGTATCTTTGAGCTATTCGATGGAATCCAGTCGGCTCAGGTAAACGCTGAGGGGTATGGCTACCAGTATGATTTCAGCGCGCAACGTGCAGCATCCATCAGCGACGAAATCCAGCGCATCTTAGATGAGGTCATGCTGGATGGTGCTGACTACAATCGCCTGTGGATTGGCGTTGATGTAGGTGGTTCCTATGAGGCTGGTATGAGGCTGGCGCAGGGCAATCTCGCTAACATGAGCGCCGATTACGCAGCACAGCGAACCATCAGCGATATCCTTTACTCTGAGCCGTACATGCGCCGCTTGGGAATCGCATACTCGTCAACCTACAGCGACTGGCGTGGCTTGAGTGACCAGGGCCGCGCACAACTGGCCAGCGTCATCACTGAAGGAATCGCAACCGGAAAATCACCATCAGGAGTCAAAGATGACATCGTTAAGCGCCTTGATGTAAGCCACAGCTACGCCAAGCAGCTGGCACAGACTGAAATTACAGGGGCGCTACGCAAGGCAAGGCAGGATGAGGCGACTGAGGCTAATGTGCTGCTGGGGCTTAACGTTGCAATCCTCTGGTCATCGGCGCTAATCGCGACTACACGCGTTACGCATGCGCAGAGGCATGGAGGGGTTTATTCGCCGCAGGAAGTTGCTGAGTTTTATTCGCGTGACGGCAACCGATATAACTGCCATTGTGGCAACACAGAGGTATTGATTGTTGATGGTGAGCCGCAAATGACAGAGCGCTCGAAAGAGAGGTATGCAGAAGCTAAGGCGGCATGGCTTGGGAGCAGAAAACCCTCCTAGGAGGGTTGTGAATCCACCCAGTCTTGAATTATTGGTGGGCGTACCATCTCTATCGTATTTCTCATAATTGCAGTTCTATGCAGCTTATCAAGTATGTTTGGGAGCCTGGCTTTTGTTTTTGGCACGTTTATGGCTACGTTGGTACTATCTGCACTATCAAATGGGAACTGACTCAAGGCTCTGCCATCCAGCATCCTTAGGCCGTGAATCTTAACCTTGAGCTTCCTTTCGATATATATAGCCTTAAATGCTTCAGTCATTCTCTCCTTCCATGCTACGGACCTGATTGAGCGGTGAGGGCCACAGCACCCAATTGCCACCCTCTCAAAAAGATTGCACAACTGGACAAATCTCTCGATGCTCTCATCACTATGCCAGACTGGCACCGCCTTTGGCATTAGCCACCTTGGCACATTTAATATTAACTTGTTGTTTTCTTCTTCAGTCCCCTCAATCACGTCTGGAATTATGAACCAGTCAATCCTGCTATACCATGACCCCACAAAGTCATAGTATCCACTCCAGTGATTACCCCAATCGAATTCACTACCTTTTTTGTTGCTTCTCCATGTCGAAAATGCTCCGTTATCCAGTACAAGATTGCATCTTATGGATGCTATTTTGTTAATCTGGTCTGGTCTGGCATAAGAAATCAAAGCTCCAGTACCCCGATAAAGAGCTTTTAGTAATTCATCGCCGCCCCACAACGGACCTCCATGATAATGAATCGTCATTTTATTCCTCTAAGAATCCACGCCCACACAACCCCTCCAAGAACTTTAGCAACAAACTGCCCCACTACTACCCATGGCAAGAATGCACCAAAGGCAATGAGAGGGAAGGCCAGAGAATCCACAGCCGAAGACGCTAAGTTGCTTCCGTTTGACTTGACCATCCATGGCTTGCGAATGAGGGCCTGATAAACGGATGCGTCAACCAATGACGCCAGAGTGAATGCTGAAACGCTTGCCAAGGCGATCATATCTGTTGCGGGGTTGATGGCGAAACTTACCGCTCCAGCTACTGCAACTAGCCATAGCATTCTGATTACGCCAATGCGCTCATGAAGCTTGTCCCGTATGACGAAATCAAGCCCAATCAAAAGAAATGCATTTAATGGCGTAATCGCTGGACCAAAGAAATGAACTGAGAAATTAGCCAAACAAATTGATAGTATGTAAATTAAAGAAAGTATGGCTTTCATGATATCCTTCTTAATTTAAGTTAAACCCGCACATGGCGGGTTTTATCTAAACAGACAGCTTTACGGTGTCACTCATATTCTGAATTTTGCTAAAAGTTCTGGAGTAACCATTTCGTTGAAGTCAGCATATTCTAGTAGCTTTATGAATTCCTCTTCGCTCATGGCTTCGTCCTTGCAAAAACCAATAAACCTGCTGCTATTTTCAGTGATGAAACCCCTGATGATGAATGCCGGCAATCCTTTTAGTTCCATACCCCCTCCTATAGTGGTTACTGGCCCAATGCCTTGAGACCACTCATTGAATAAATTTTCTTTATCAGCCCTGCATATAAGTTAGGATTGATGGAATCGCACTGTTGCCGGTATTGCTCAGCGAGAGCCAATTTTGCAGATAGCCATGCCTGATGAGCCTCATCTGAAGAATCGAAAGATCCGAGGTGAGTCAGCTCTCTTTGGTGGCATATGCTGGCAACGAATGATTTTTGCTTCTTGTTGAAGCACACTCCCATGGGCCATGGTCCGCAGTTCGGCCTTTTACTTCTGATGAAAGTGTTCAAAGCGTGAGGCAAGAAGACGCATGTTTGTGGTGAATAGACTTTTGAATCTGGCTTGAGAAGGTCTTTGTCGAGGTGATAGCCATCAATGCTATATGCGTCATAGAAAGCTTTAAAATTGCTAAAGGTCAACCATTCATCGCATACAGTGCATCCTTGATAAGTTGGGTTTTTCAGTTGACGCTTCTCTGAGTAGCAACGGTACAAAATATCCTTCCACACCGTATACGACCTCAGCCTTTTACCCTGCTCACTGGCTGGGCAGTCAGTTACTCCTACGCCGTAAAGAAGTTTCATTTAACAACCTCCTGCTATAAACCCCAGCACCATCAGCACGCCAAACACAAACCAGCCGAATGCATAATCAGACGCGCTTAACATGGTGCCTCCAGATATGAAAAAGGCTGCTGGTTAGGCAGCCTTGATAAGGTCAGAAAACGTGGCTCGCCATATATGTCCGCCTTGCAGACCAAGATATTTTGCCAGCTCAGATAATGCTTCCAGCTTACATTCGCCAAATCCTGCCGGTGATGATTGGAGGTCGATAAAATCTTTACGGTGGGCGCACCATGCATTCCCATCCCTTTTGATTACAGCACCAACAACATCTGCATATTTTCCTGCATCCACATCATTGCAGCTCCACTTATCAGAAAGCTCTGTGATGCGTTCTTTACTTGCCCCAAGCGCTTGCGCCTCTACCAGAATATCCCACGCACCTTTTCTGTCTGTCGGGTCAAGAGGCCAAGAGCAAACTGCAAAATCAGAGTCGCGAATATCAACTATCGCATCTGGACCCGGCTTGTAAATCAGGTCATTGTTCTGATGTAAGTAGTACCATCCTGCTGTGCTCATATTTATTTCCTCGCTGTTACGATATATTTTTAGTTGCGATAGACATTAGATACCATTATTTGCCATGCTGAATCTGAATCAGCGTTTCGTGGTTCACTGTTACTGCTTTGCGATGGTCGCTCTGGTTAACCAGTCGCCAGAGGTACCCGCACGCCAGCGGGATAACATTCCAGCGTGCGCCTGACCAGGTTACGGTTGAATTTTTCATTACCATGCTCCAAACCAGATGCCAGTACCATGAACCCAGGCGACAGGGAAAAACAAAGCACCTGCCACGAGGAATCCCCACGCTGAATCCTGCAGGCAAACCACAATGTGTGTAAACCACGATGCGATAGCCCAGAGCCAGAAGCCAATCACCAATAAAACGCCTGTATTATTCATCTTTCATCTCCCGCAGCACCATTGCTGCTCCATGTGTAGTAGATTAGCTATATCCGCAGTAGATGTCAACAGGGTGAAGTAGAATATGGTAGAATTATTTTAAATTGAGCGAGGAGTGAGCGATGAAGACTTCACAAAAGGGCATCGACCTGATTAAGCAATTTGAGGGCGTCAGCCTTAAGGCTTACCCAGACCCTGGAACAGGCGGCGAGCCGTGGACTATTGGCTACGGCCATACCGGCGGCGTGAAGAAGGGCGATGCAATCACGCAGTCTCAGGCGGAAGATTTGCTGCGTAAAGATTTAATTAAATTTGAGACTGGTGTAAGCAATGCGCTAAAAGTTGAGACCACTCAGTACCAGTTCGATGCCATGGTCTCGCTGGCATACAATATCGGCCTCGGTAACTTCACAAAATCAACGCTGCTGCGCAAACACAATGCCAAGTGCTGGCAGTGTGCTGCTGCTCAGTTTGGCGTATGGCGCAATGCAGGTGGCAAGGTGATGAATGGCCTGATTCGCCGTCGCGCTGCTGAACGCGAGCTCTATTGCTCATGAAGCGCCTAAACACCTGGCTGATGTCAATCTGGGGAATGATTATTGGCTGGTTCGTTACCTTCCCGCAAGACCTGAATAATCTCTGGTCAGTCATGCCCGATGAAATCAAGAGCGCCATTCCGCCCAGCTACGCCAAGGGGATTGCTTTTGCCCTCTTCTGCTCAATGGTAATTGGCCGCAACGTTGCCAACAGTAAAGAAAAGCAGAAGCTTGAGCAGAAGGTCGAGGATGCGAAAGATGAATCTGCAACTTAAGCTAATTGTAGCTGGAGTGCTGCTGGCGCTGCTCGCTGGCTCTCACATCTACGCCTATCGAGCTGGCTGGTCTGCGCATGCTGACAAGGTTAACCGTGAGTATGCTGAGCGCAAAGCTAAGGCTGATGACAAGCAGAACAATAGCAATGTGAAAGCCGAGAACGTCCGCATCGTGACCGAAACAAAATACAAGGTGGTGACCCGTGATGTCGTCAAGTACCTGCAAAATCCTGACCGCACTAAGTGTGAGTTTGATGCTGATTCTGTCCGGCTGCGCCAGCAAGCCATCGACGCTGCCAACTCCGTCAGCCTCAATGCTAAGTAAACCCTGTACATTGGTGAACGCAGGTATTGATAGTGACGCTGATTTGCAGGCCGATGTGGATAATGCGAAGTGTGCGGCATCTCTGAGGCTTCAGGTTTACCAGTGGCAGGATTACTACAGCAACGCAAAATAAAAGCCCCGATCGGGGCTTGCTTTTCAATCTAGATTGTAGCTGATAGGGAACCTATTTGCAGCATCTCCAATTTTCAGTGGGATATTGAAGTACTGGTCATTGCTCAAGATTACAGTGCTAACATCAGGCTCAGTTGAGTGAGCCTGGACAGATACAATGTGCGACAGGTTAACAAGAACCAAATCGCCAGATACTGTTTTCAATCTTACTAACTCGTTCATCATTTACCCTCGCTTGTTGTTGATTCGACAATACGCACCAGTTCCGCACTGACTTTGCCATCGGCATAGTCGCCTAATTTATAATAATTGCTGCCGGTGCTGAGTAGTACAGGCTTAGCATCAGCCAGCGACAGATTGTTTACCAGATAGCTGATGGTTGAGCCATCTACCTTCAGAGATGCATCTCCGCTGGTGCTAATAGATTGCAGTGATGCATTGGTGTCGGTGATGACGCTGTAGTCAGATGACAGTTGCGCCTTGCTTAAATCTACGAATGGCATTTACTTGCTCTCCAGTTCAATTGCGCGCCTGGCGCTCTCTAAGATTTCATTCAGGTCCTGCTGGCGGTCTTTGTGACCACGCAATCCTGCACATAGTGCTTTCTTAATCAGGTGTTGCAGTGCCGGGTTGGTGACTTCGAACGCCTGCAGCACATCATACACGTCGATTGCGATGCCTTTGCATGGGCGGTTGTATTTTCCACCGCTCATTGATTTTCACCGCTCTCAGAAAAGATGTCGATACTGATTTCTGCAACGCGTGAGTCAGGGCCGTTATCTTTTTTTAGAAGGTAAGACCAGGCATCCATGCGGTTGTTGAAAACCCTTAAACTCTGGCCGTGTTTTTCATCCTCGAAAAGAGGGCTTCCATTTGAATTATCCAACACCACAAATTTAAGCATCACTCACCCCTCAAAGTAACTTTATTCTCACCATCCACATCGAAGTTGGCGCGGATGAAATCATACATCTCCTCGCGCGTCCACTGCTTCATTGCCACATAGCAGGCCGCATACTGGCGCACGCCACGCAGAGTGACAGGCTGGCGCTCGGTGATAATCTTTGTTAATGCATCAATTGGCTCGCTACGTTTCTTTCCCATCACATCCTCTCAAAATTAAACTTGCGCTTATGATGACGTAGATATAGTATCAGGTCAAGCGATGAAGTAGATTGTATCACATAGAGGAGTAGAATTGTGGAAAGTGCAATTGATGCAATAAAAGAGAAAGCTGTCAGGTTCGCGGCATTCCAGCTTGAGACACATGGCGTCGATGCTGACACGGTAGCTCAGGTTAAAGAATCAATTACTGCATGGGTGGAGGCGGCATACAATGAAGGCATGCACGACAGCTACGAAGCGTTCAACAAGAAAACCACTGAGCAGTACGCCACTTTTGAGAAGATACTTTCTGGTGCGGGAAGTTCAGTTCTGTGATGAAGATAATTATCTGGTGCTGGAGTCAGTAGCACTCAAATACTACGGGAGAATGAGCAAATGGCAACACAACCAGTACGAAGCTATGACGAAACAGAAGAAGAGACGCTGATTGCGATACTTGATGATCTGGATAAACGGCGCAATGCAGTCCAGCAGCGACTTCGTGAAGTGCGCAACCGCATGGGACGCAACAAGCAGAGCATTGTTTCATGGCCTGGCGTGCATCCACGGATTGATGACATTAATTATAAATATAATGGTGAGAGAAAATGATTAATAACATAAATTGCGTTAATAAAGAAAACGGAAAATCCTGGTGTGGCAAAGATACTCGCGGTCAATGGGCTTTTGTTGATATGCAGCACGCGAAAGGCACAATTGAATTTGGCTCGGCAATGTCTGTTTGTGAGCATTGTTTGACTGCCTTTAATGCAGAGAATCAAGAGGACGAGCAATGAAAAACTACAGCAAAATGACTGACTTTGAAATAAATAAGGCTGTTGCGATCGTGCAAGGGTACGATACAGAGGTTACTCAGCATTTCAGCGATGCGGGCTTATCAGTAGTAAAAACAACAGAATGCAGTCTAAATTACTGCAATTCATGGGCTGATGCTGGGCCAATTATAGAGCAGCATGGCATCTCTCTCTATCGCATTGATGGAAATATAAATGCAATGGTTACTGATGAGGATGTTTGCGGTCTTTGGTATTCATCTGGTCCCATGGAGTTCGGTTATGGTCGTCCGGAGGAACTTCAGCCAATGGATGATTATCCGTGCAAAAACCCACTCCGCGCCGCCATGATTGTTTTTCTGATGACGCAGGAGGCAAAATGAGCAACAAAATAACCTACGCGCAGGCATCAAGGCGCTTGAAAGAGCTGCAATACGCAAAGGCGCAGATGGGGCAGCTTTCTATCAATGATGAGATTCACAAGAAGTCCCTTGAGATTGCACTCCCCATACTGGAGCAGCAGGGGCGGGGTGAGCAGGGTGACATTATTTCTACACCAGAATGCGTGCTGAATGAGAAATGGAATGCGCACTTTGGCTTAAGTCAGCAGCCTCATGTTAATCCTCAGCCTGATAAGGGGGAGTGGATTGAGTGGGGCGGTGGTGAGTGTCCGGTTGATCCGGAATGCGTCGTTGCTGTTCAGTGCCGCAGTAAGAATTTTTTATTCCAGCACAGAGAAGCCGGTAAGCACAACTGGGAGCATAACGGCTGGCGAGCAAGCATGGACATCATCGCCTACCGCACAATCCCGGAGCGGGACACCAATCAGAGCGGGGATGGCGCATGAATATTTACGATTACATCGAAAGTCCAGATGGGGCCGTAAAAAAAGGGTACTGCCCATGCTACCTAACCAAAGTTAGCGCCGTAATTAATCGTGCATTTTCCTCCAAAGCATGGGAGCGCCACATTCCAACTATCAGTCTTGACGATTCGGTAAAGGATTTCGCATTTTCAATCTGGGTAGTGTTCTGGATGATCTCCGTGACCGTCACGCTGCCAGTTACATGCTGGATAATCGCGTTTTACATGCCAGCCAATCAGAACGGAGAGCAGTGATATGGGTGACTGGATTAAGTGCAGTGATAAAGTGCCTAATGGAGAAGGTTCAGGATGGATTTTAGTTTTTCTGAGCACGGGTAATATTGAAATGGCGTTATATGATGCCATTGATGGATTCACTGATGGAGATTGTTATTCGTTTTTCGGTACCGTCACCCACTGGCAGCCACTCCCATCACCACCGGAGGATGTATGAATATGCTATTCACATCTCTGTCTGCATATGCCGCCATTCGCGCGGCACTATCAACTGACGTGCTGCATTTGTTGGCATATGGCTTTATGTGCGCGCTGTCTCTCTACCTTTCCATCACTGGAATTGATGCGGATTCGGATAACGCGGATTAGTCTCATTGCCTTAACTCAAATAATAGTCCAGGCTTTCATTAAAGGAGGAATCCATTATGAAAGCCTTATCTATTGCAATGACATCATTCTTCTTCACCTGCTTCCTTGTTAACCCGCTAGGACTTTTCCTGCTGGCCGCTGCGTCATGGATTCTCATGCCGTTTATCATAAATAAAACGTGATACAATCGTGCGCATTAAATGCACATGAGGCTATTACCATGATTGTGAAGATTGGCGAGAAATGGGTGGTTAAATCTAAGGATGGCACCCAGCTTGGCTCATTCGATACCGAAGAAGATGCCAAAGCCAAGCAAGATAAGATCGATAAGTTTTCCAGCGCCAGCAATAAGCTTCAGGTCAACGTCCTGACCACTATCAACTCAGCAAGCAACATCAGTCGCCAGATTATCGATGGTGACTCACACATCGTCGTGCGCGGTGTAGTGCCGGTAGTGGATGACATTGTGATGAACGGTATCCTTTATCCTGCCGATGAAATCCGCAAGTCATACCATGGCCTTAATGGAAAGCCTGCCCCCTACGACCACCCGCAGGTTGATGGTAAGTATGTTTCAGCCAATGAGGTTCGTGCTGTAAACCAGTATCACGTTGGGGCATGGATTGAGAATGCATCGCATGATGGAAGCAAGGTTATCACTGACCTGAAAATCAATGAGCGCATTGCTTCTGGCACTGAAAAAGGCAAAGAGATCATCTCACGCATTGATGGCCTGATGACTAATGCCGAAGCTGAGCCAGTTGAGGTTTCTACCGGCCTGCTGTTGAATAAGCTGGAACGAAAAGGCACTTCTAAAGGCAAGGATTACCACCACGTCGCCAGCAATATGGAGTGGGATCACTTGGCCATTCTTCCGCCCGGCACACCCGGCGCTGGCCGCCCTGCCGATGGCGTTGGTCTGTTTGCTGCCAACGGTCAAGAGATTGAGCGCATGACTGTTAATTTAAATGAGTCTCAGGAGCCTGATCGGAGCGCAAACAAGATGACATGGTTTAAGAAAGCAACAAACTTCCTCACTAATAAGCTGAGCTTTGACGACATTACAAACCAGATTCGCGGCATGATTAAAGCTGAGAATACCGGCCAGGATGTGTGGCCGTATATCGTTGCTGTATATGATGATCGCTTCGGTTTTGAGCTTGATGGCCAGGTGTATATGCAGCCATACATGGTCATGGAAGATATGGTACAATTCGTCGGTGAACGGGTTAAGGCCGTTTATAAGACCGAGCTTGAGCCGGTTGAGACTAACAGCGAGGAAACAGGAATGAATGCAGAAGAAATGAAGGCGCTTTTAGCTGACGCGCTCAAGCCGGTGCAGGAGCAGCTTACCGCTACCAACACCGAGCTGGCGGCGGTTAAAGCTCAGAATGCTGAATTGCAGTCGCAGCTGACTGCAAACAGCAAGAAAGAAGAAGGTGAAATGCGCGCAGCTATCACGGCTGAACTCAAGTGGCCCGACTCAGTGGTTAACTCGCTCCAGGGCGATGCACTGCGCGACGCCTTTGCGCAGACCACTAAAGCGGCCCCGCTGAAAGCTGGCGACCCGCAGACTAACAGCGCCAAGGATTCCCTGGCAGATATGGAGGCACCTGAATAATGGCTATTCGTTACGGCTCCATCAAAGGCGGCCCAGCCCGCAAGAATGACCCACAGGTGCAGGAAGCCATCATGGCTGCTGCTGTTCTGCCAGGCACGCTCGTTGCGCTGAATGGCTCTAACCAGTTCGCTGCAGCAACCACTGCTGGTGCTTATGCATACCCGCTACTGCTGCAGGAAAACTATATCGGCGGCATGGAAGTATCACAGGCGGTCCCTGCTGGCGCAACTGGCGTTGCTCTGATGTGCGAATTCGGCGTGACTTATCACGCGCTGGTTGCGGCATCATCTGTACTGGCAAAAAACACCCCGCTGTCAAAGAATGCCTCTGGCGTTCTGAAGGTAGCAGCAGCTGGTGAACAGGTTATTTTCTTTGCACACGAGGCCTACACCGTTTCATCCACTGGTCCAGAGCTGGTAGCTGTACGCCGCGCTGGTAACGCAGAATTAGCGAGCGCATAAATATGACAATCATGAAAGCAGTGTTTAGCAAGCCGCTGATTGCCAACTCTAAAGTAGTTGCAGGTCAGTGGAAGGCGCTTGGCATTGACCGCCAGGTATTCGCAAACAAAGAGCAGGCGCTGAGCGCCGAGTATCAGACTAACGCAACCGCGCTGATTAGTCGTGATTACTGGCGCGAAGTTGATAACGTTACTACCCGTGTTTTCCGCAATGAAGCGGGCATGGATATGATGAATGACCTGATGGCCCTGGCTGCTAACATCGACATCGGCAAAACTGTGGCTATCAGCCGCATTGCTTCCGATGCAGGTCGCGTAGTTCGCACTATCTCTGGTCAGGTTCCTGAAGATCTGGATAAAACCCGCTACGATTACAGCGGTGACGTTATCCCAATCTTCAAGACTGGCTACGGTCGCAACTGGCGTGAAGTGAAAGGCATGGAATCAGAGGGCTTTGATGCGCTGACTGATGACCAGGCTAACGTCACCTTCGCTCTGCGTCAGGACATGGCACAGTACCTGCTGACTGGCGATACCACTCTGAACGTGAATGGCGTGTATACCGGTTACGGCATCACTAACCATCCGAATACCGTTCAGATTGACCTCTCAGGAATCGACCTGCAGGTTGCTACTCCAGATGAGATCGTCGCGTTCTTCAACTCCACTCTGGCTGCGCTATTTGATGCGCAGAACGTATTTGAACCGGTTGACATCTGGGTTTCTCCATCTGTTCGCCGCTCACTGAGCCGTCCTTACTCTGATTCTCAGGGCTTCAAGGCTGGCACAATTGAGGATTACGTTCTGAGCTTTGGTCGCACCGGCAACGTTGGCCGAGTAGGCAAGATTGGCACCAACTACCTGCTGACCGGTAACCAGTTCGTTGCTTATGTCCGCAATGACCTGTACATCCGTCCGCGCGTAGGTCAGCCAGTCTCTACCTATGCAGAGCCACGCACTACCCCTCACGCAGACTATAATTTCCTGGTGTGGGGTGCTATGGGCCTGCAAGTCCGTAAGGATTTCAACGGTCGTAGCAAGGTTTTCCACGGCTACGGCAGCCAGACACCACTGTAATAAAAAGGGGCGAATAGCCCCTTTATTCACTGGAGATTTAATTAAATGCCTAGCAAGAAATATCGTGTTACGCACACTGGCCTGAACATCCTTGAAAAGGGCGTCATGCGCCAGCTTGAAGTTGGTGAGGAGTTCACGCACAACGACCTGCCAGATTTCTGGGCGTCCAAGGTGGAAGAAGTCAATTCGGCAGGCGCTAAAGAGTTTGAAGTTGCCACGCCAAAGGAAGATGAAGAAAAGAAATCAGTTCGCAACAAAAAATAGCGACCTGATTAACTTTTTGCAATATATTAGACCCGCTAATGCGGGTTTTTTATTAACTGTAAAAAGAGGTAACTATGGCTCAGCGCTATAACGTACTTTCATCTGGCACAACAGGATCAAATCGACTGCCAGTATCATCTGCAGATATCAGCTACCTTTCCCCTCTCATGGGGGCTGATTCCGACAAGGTTGATGTTTACCTTGAGTTCTTCGACTCTTCTGGCAATCCTGTCACTCCCACCGCAGGGCAGGTATTTGTTTACGGCTTGCCGGTAGCGCAGAACTGGCTTCCTGC